GAATGTCGACATACTTTGGCTTTATCTTGTATGAAACACCGATCTCATCAATCTGTTGCTTAAGCCACTTTGCATATCCTGACTTAAACTCCTTTGTACCCTTTTCGTACTCTGAAACCTCAGCATAGTCCTGCATAGGATTGTCACCAATGTACTTTTTGTAAAGCGTTGTGGGTGTAACTGTTTTGTTTGTTGCATCTTTCATCATCGCTTTATCAATATCAAGCTGGTCAAGTGAAAGAATTTCGTCCTTCAACCACTTTTCAAACTGCTTTTTAGCAGGGCTTTCAGCAAAGAACTGTAAATTCATTTTCAAAAGGGTTTTGTGAACCTTCTTCGGATCCTCACCAATGACATCTTTGTACATTTGTGAATATTCTTTCAATGAACCACCAATAAAGGTTCCTGTAGGTCCATCTGAATGTCCTGTCATAACCCCTTCTCTGTAATATAAGCGCCTTAAGCCATTCTTTTCACAATGTAGCATGTTCGTATACTGCCAATACTTTATTTTTTCTTGGCATTTCTGTGCTTCCTCTGGAGTGAGGGCTACCGCTTTTCTCTTTTTCCAATATCGAATATGCCTTTCATTTGCTCTTTGTTGCTCAATAAGCTTATTTCTCTGAGAGCTGTATGTTGTTTCATCATACGGCATAGGCTCAACTTTACCTTCATGCTCTGTATCGTCATCAAGCTCAGGAATGTACATAACCAATGTATGCTTACAATTCGGATGAAACAATCCTGCAGACCTTGCTTCCTCAACACTATGATATTTTGGGCTATTGCCTGAAATACTTAAAACAACTCCTTGCCATCTCTGGCATATTGGACATGTTGTGCCAATTGTGCTTACCTTTACCAAGTCTTCACCCACTTCGATCTGACGATCTATATGGCCTTGTAAAGCAGCATGTGAGCCAACTGTCCTTGCACACATCTCAGCATAGCTTGATAAATCCCAATTTCGTCCAGCTTTATCAACAAATGAAGTGATTCCTTTTTGGGCAAACTCATTTAGCATCTTCTGTGATGCCTGTATTCTAGTGTCCGTACCTGCAAGCAATCCTGTTGTTGCATGGGCCATCACTTCTTGATATGCGTCATTAGCTTTCCTTAAAACCTGAAATGTAGCATTGTTAAGCAACTTGTTTGCCGCTAAGATCTGCATTTTGAGGTTCATTGGGATTTCAAGTTCATCTAAGATTGTGTTGTGAACTGTAGCTTGGCCACCAACCGATGCTTTGCCTGACTTATAAGCTTCAATAATTCCTTTTGACAATTTTGACTGTGACAACTTAGTCGTATTTGCTAACAGATTACCAATTTCTTGGTTGAGTGCCTTTGTGTCCTGAAGTTTATGCTCATTCCAGCCTTCGGTCGTAATACCTTTGGCGATACGTTTAGCTACCGCTTTAAGCATCTTTTCTTCAGCATCTGCATATACCATCATCACATCTTTAAGCAATGCCTCGTTGACATCCTGTTCGATACCCATCCGTATCACCTCCTTTAATTTAATAAAACTGCTAAAATAATAATCAATGAAATTCCTGCCATGAATATAAACTCACGCCAATCGAAATTATCCATTATACCACCTGACCTTCTGACTTGTCATCTGAGGTACCTTCCATATTTTCCTGATTATTCTTACCAAAATTCATTTGGGTTAAGTCCTCGGGGTTATCCAAAGGCATTCCTGCCGATTCATCATTAAGGATTTTTTCAACCTCTTCCTCAACCTGCTTATCGGTCCATTCAGGGTGAACCATTCTAACTTTTGTATCTGTACTAATAGCTTTTGCATCGGCCAAAGTTTTTACTGAGTTCGAAACCTCACTCATATTATTTGAAATTCCATCAGCAAAAGCTATATTCACATCAAGGTCACATGTAAATGAACCACCAAGGTATGCCTGCTTGATTACACACATCGCATGGATAAGCTTTTTAAGGCCATCCTCCCAATAGCTTTCCTTCTTATTTGTTGTGCTGAATGACTTACGTTCTCTTACATTCAAAGCCGTTCCTGATTCAGCTCTTCCTGCTATATTCAAACCGAATGACTGAGGGCTATAACCTGCTGATGTGATGATTCTATCCAAGAGGTTAAGGCATGTCTTTTCAAACTGCTCTGCCCTTATCTCGAACTGTGTTGCCTCAATAGGCTTTGACATCGAAGTAGGGTCAACATCCATTTCTTCGTATGCCATCGTATCAATGTTGAACGTTGTCCTGTCCCCGCTTAGCTCTTTGATGTAACCTGTAGGAACATGAATCTTACCTCTTGCAATTTGTATGTCAACCATCCATGCACTGAATACTTCATCAAGCGCATCCATCAATGTTTCCTGCCCCTGATAATCACTACGTCCCATTGGTGAAAGCCTGTTAAGCTTGTTAGGAAGCAAATTAGGGATATATACACATGTCATAACATCTGCTGTGTCAACCGTTTCTTCCAAGTCCTTTGTTGCATCACATTCACTGAGTGAAACCTTTTTACCGAGGTTATCAGCACTGCCCTTGTATACCTCATTGAGAATAGAACCTCGTTCAATAGTTTCTGCCAAGCGGTATACTGTTGAACCATCATTTGCTACCTCATACACAAGAGTTACTTTTACCAATTGCCCAAACTTGAATGTTGGGAAAGCCTGTTCACACTGTGCAATGACCGGTATAGGCTCCTCACTTAGCTCACTATCCCATGCAACTTTAATGAATACGCCTCCAATTGCGCTTGCTACTTCTGCCGCCTCAAGAATCTTTCTATAGAAACCTGAATTCGTAAGCATACTATCAAGTGCATCCTGATTTGTAAGCATTCCTTCTGATTCAGCTTTGAACCTGATGATAGGACTTTCGCTAAACAGGAAAGCTGATGATGTTTCAGAAATATCATTTGCCACCGGTACATGTATAAAGAACTGTGAATTGTTCTTGATCTGCCTTGCCCAGAATCTGTTGTTGTTCTTTGTACCGTAATTCAAATTCATGTAATTCTGCAAATCGTTGTCAAAATAAAAATTAGCAAGCAATTCTGCTTCACCACTGTACCATGTGCTGTGCTCTTTCATCTTGTAGCGTTCAAGGTCCATAGGCGGCCACTGCATGCCTTCACTGATCTGAGTTATCATTCTTGATTTCCCTCCTTATCTTAATATTCTCAGGATAAAGTTCCTCAAGCTGTATCATGTACAACTCAAAAGACTTTAACAATTGCTGAACAACCACGTGTTCATAGTGCCCTTTTGGCAATAGCATAACTAGTATGCCAACTTTCGGATCATCTTCCAACACAACATCTGCTGTATTTAAGCCTACCCAATCAAGTACACCATTCACTGTCATTTGTGACGTAGCACTTAATGAAGCACATAAGATGTCCGGTTGCCCTCCCTTTGAGAATCCAGCATGACCAAGCATACTGAATCCCATCAAGAGATTATTGTCGTAAATGAACTTAATGTTCGTCATCTTTTAGCAACTCCTTTACAACCTTCCTTACATCTGATTCATTGACATCTTTAGGCTCCTTTTTCACTTTCTTAGCGATAGCCTTCCTCATGCCTTCATCGACTTCGATCTTAAAAACCTGATAAAACTTTTCCATGCTTATACCTCCTACTGTCCTGTTGAACCAAATCCGCCCCTGTTGTCATTGCCCATATCATCAACAATATTGAAGCTTACCTCATCCATTGCTTTATGAACTCTAAACTGACAAATTCGATCTCCTGCTTTGATAACACCATCCTGCAATGCATAGCCAGAGAATATCCACTCATCATCATTGCCTGAGTACTTCGGCTCAATAATTCCTACCGCATTTGTCTGAATTAAGCCATGCTTCTCAAAAGTAGAACTTCTAGCTGCCAGCATTCCTTCGTATCCTTCAGGTACGGCAATATTGACACCTAAGCCAACCTTTATCTGCTGTCCTGCCGCATACGCATAATCTTTTGTTGCTCTTAAATCAATCCAACAGCCATGTCTTTCGATTTCGTATGGCTCACCTGTGAATCTTAACTTAATATCCATTTTGACCTCCTACGCCATGTTTTGTTTTTGTAACTCAATTCGCTCCTGCCTAGCATACTGTGTTTTTAACAAGTGAATAAGCTTAATACGATTTCCATTGCATACATATCTTAAAGCATCCATGCAGTGGTCATCTTGCTTAACAGGCTTATCTTCGCCTCTTTCCTCTTGGGCTTTCGGATCCCACCTGTAAGAACTGAACTCACCAACTGTGTGCTTACACTTGCTCAATACCCTAAGCATACCTGCCTCTATGATTGAACTCACTAGCTCTATTCCTGCCAGCTCATCAACCTTATTGCCTGTTGTACGTACTGTGTTGTTAGCATTCCTTATCTTTCTTTCACCATCTTCGTACAACTGGCGAATAAATCCTTTTGCACTTGGGTCGATGTACGTATATTTCTGGTTTACCGGTGCACCATCAACACCGTTCTTTATTTTCCATTTGAAATAGTCCTTACTGTAACCTCGCGGTGATTTCTGTATGGGATGCGTTCTACCTGAATGATAATATTCATCGAGAATATAAACTATGTTGTCAGAACCCAAGCCAATGAGTAGGAATACGGTAGCATTTGCCTGACCATAGTCAACACCTATCCATGTTTCCGTTATCTTAACGTTAGCTGGTACTTCATCAATCACCATTTCTTTTGTGAACATCGAATAGATAACACCTTCTGCCAATACCCAAAGACCATTGATAAAGCGGTCATAGAATATTCCTGCAAACATACGTTTGTATCTATCAATTACCTTCTTGCTTAAGCTTGGGTTGTCCTCCAAAAGGAAGTGTATATGTAGTGCATTCTTTTCATCTAGCTTATCTATCCATTCTACTTTGAACCAGTGGAAAGGGCCATCAGGGTTGCAGTTAAACCACATCTTTGCACCCTCTACAGAACATCTAGCAACTGCCTGATTCACAAAGCTTTCCGGCATAAGTGCTACTTCATCAAAGAAAAAGCCTGCCGCTGTAAAACCCTGTACTAAATCCTGAGATCTCTCATCTCTACCACCGAAGATGTAGAAATAGTTCTCCGTACTGCCTTTGCTTACTATAAAAGCATCGTGCATATCAGGTATCTTTGTTACTTTATATCCTCTGCCTCTTAGCATCTGTACTAATGTCAACCACACATTTCGCTTGAATGAACTTATCGTCTTTCCTGCCATTCCAAAGCTCATGCCATTGAATGAAGACATTGCCCACAGTACGTACGAAAGCGACATTATCAACGTTTTTCCAGCTCTTACAGATCCGTCACAAATTATTACGTCTTTATCTTTGTATGGACTAGTATCTGTCCACCAAGTTAACACTTGTTTTTGCTTCTTACTGAATGCAACGAATTTGAAAAGTGCTCTTGTTTTCATTTACGGCTTTCCTCCTTTCCTTTTGAATTTTAGCTTTAGCCATCCTGTTAGAATATAGTATATTTGTTCCAGATAGCTTACTTTTCTATAACCC